CGATAAGCGGTTTACCTCCGGTTGGTCAATTTAAACTATAACCGTCCTTTGGCAGAAGGGCGGTTATTTCTTTTTATTGCAGACATTGAGCACAAGCCCAATTATGTTTGTTATAAGTAGAAGTAAAGTTAAGACTTCCATAACGCTCATGTGTCGCTCACCTCCTTAGCCATGAGGCTTTTGGAGGATTATTTAAACCGCCTACCGTTATTTGCAGTACCCAAAGTTATTATATCACAGATAGTTTTTCTTGTCAAATATTGTTGTTTATGCTGCTGCCTCAGTAAATTCAGGCTTGCCGTCAGAGGCAAAATCAAACGCAAGCGGTGCAACTGCTGTCGAATCTCCGCCGCCCCATTCTGTTACGCTGACAACGCCCTTGATAACAAGCTTTGCTCCGCTTGGGAAGTTCCACACAAGGGTTGTGGTCGCCGCAGCACCTGTTTTGAGTGCAAGGCTCTCGATGTAGTCATTGCCTGCGTCACCGACGTTTCTTTTGCCTGAGATACTGATAGTGATAGACTTACCAGTGAGCAAACGTCTTGTCCACCCCTGCTGATCAAAAGGCTTCCACTCCTCGATATTGCCGTCAATGGATACTGAAAAGCTCTCCATATCGGCGATAGTTACAAGATTGCTTTCGGTCTTGCCGTCGCCGCCTGTCTTGTCTATCTTGAACTGGTTGTCGTATACGGGATAAACTCCTGTTGTGTTTGCCATACTCATTCATTCCTTTCGTAATATACTGTTGCCTCGATAACATATTCACACACGCCTCGCTCGTCCCTGCCAACAGAAACAGGCTCTTTGCATTCGAGATACTTTACCGTAAATCCGTCACCCTTATACTGACGGATATCGGATAGGATATCAAGAACGCTCTGAGCCTTTATCTCTGCCTGCGTGGGAGTATCAGTCCAATGAATAAGCACCGAGATATGTTTTTCAAGTGTTTTTGTGCAGGCTTTTCCACCTATGCAGATACGCTGTGGCTTTGAGGTCTTTGCGTTGTACACGCCTATACACTTATCAAGGTTGCCGTCAATAGTGCCTGCATACACGTCCTGCAAGTCAAGGATATCGCTCAGCATATCCGCTATGTTAAGTAAAGTCATACGCCTGTCCTCTTTTTGAACTCTGCCACAAACTCATTCTTGGCAAGGTCCTTTTTACTGCCTGTGATATATGGTTCAAGCCAATGGTCTGTCCTGCCGTTTTTGAATTTAAGCTTTTCAATAGGTTGCTTGACTTTAAGCTTTGCACCCTGTCTAAACCTATATCCAACATTTTCTATAAAAGCAGGACCTTTTCCTGTATCTTGCATATAAGCAATCGTGGTCAAGAAAGACGTGTGTGCCGTCCTCTTGTTCTCTCACATCAACATATATGCTGTTTTGTAATCCACCTTGATCTAGTGGAACTGTGTTGATAACATCTGATTTCACCTGCTCCATAGCCACCTCAGCAGACTTCACAGCAGCGTCTTCGATAGCCTTTATCGCCTGCATATCAAGCTTTATTTCAATGCCCATTATATCAGCTCCAATCTTGTGTAATTCACCCTGCCGTCAGGGTCTTTGGCTTTCTCAGAGCCATATATCTTGTAAGTCCTGCCGCCTATGACCGCATAGCCCTCTACAACGGCGTTATCAGGGGCTATATCTCCGCAGAAAAGAGCCTCGCCTGACAAGGTTATAAGCTGTTTCTCTGCGGATAATTTCTGCCTTGACTTCTCAGAGTGAAAGCATTTGCCCTCAAATATGACCGTCTGCTTCTTTGAGCCGTCACGATTAAGTCCGTCCGTTCGATAGACCTTGCAGGGCGTTTTGCATACCCTTTCAGGTACAAGCTGAGGAAACTTCATCACATCAGCCCCCTGTAACATAGTCCTGTCTGCATAAGCACATTGTAGACCTGACGTGTTGTGATAACGCCGTCAAGAGATACCACCTTTGACTTATCGAATGACATTGAAACTCCGCTTATGCTGTAAGCGCTCAGAGGGCTTTCTAACAGCTCCGAATTGTCATAGATGAATTTCATCTGCAAGGCTGTGGAACGCTTTATACGCTCTCTCTGAAAGTCTGTAAAGCTGTCAATGCCCTCTGCTGTTATGCGGTTGAAAGTCAGCGTGTCGATATCGCTTTCAGCTCTTTGCCGAATAGCCGAGAACTGTTCTTCGGAGATATCACACTCAGGACAGATATTGCAAAACTCAGTAGAGGTGAGGTACATATCCCTCACCCCTTACTCGCTGTACTCTGCTGTGTCAACGTCAGCGTAAATGCTGTCTATCTTTCCGTCCTTGCCGTTTGGGAAAGTGAAAACATCTGAGAACGCTCTGTTCTGATAGAGCCAGCCGTCACCCTTTGTGTGTCCGCCCGGAGCAAAGCTGTAAATGCTGTTGATCTTAGGCACTATCTTTGTGGTCTCAGGTGTTGCGATAAGCACGTTTATCTTGTGTGAGCCTGCGACCTTTTCATAGTAGGTATCAAGTGCAGACTTGCTAGGTGTGCCTGATACCTTAGTGTAAGAACCGCTTGATTCGGTGTAATACTCCTTGCCGCTCACGATATCAGTATCAGCGGTCTTTACATAGCTTGCAGCGCAAGGCTCAAAGCCGCCGTCCTCAGGGTCAAAATTGAAGCGGTCATAGAAACGCTCATCATCAATGACCTCCATGATAGGCACTCCGTCAATGTCGGTCACTCTTGTTCTAAGACCAAGTCCTCCCTCTGCGATCTGCGTCATTTCGATTTTTCTCGTGAACTTGTCAGACTGCTCCAGCAGGTCCATAATTGTGGAAGTCACATACATAATGAGCGAGCCGTTAGACTTGTATCTTCTCAGTTTGCCTGCTGAAAGAAAGCCTTTGAGCTTATCGAACACGTTACCCTTTGTGTATGATGAAGCGGCTGTTGATGAGTGATAGCCCTCAAGCTCTGCCGCTCTCTGAGCTGTCTTTGAGAAGAACAGAGCGTCCGTTTCGGGAGCAGACTGTGTTTTCTCGAATACCTCTGAGATATTCTTGATAGACGCTGATGAGTTCGTTTCGTCAACGTCAGCCTTATCCACAAGAAACTCAACATCACGGTCGTGTGTGAGTGTGAAAGGCACGTCCGTCTGAACATACTTACCTGTGTTCCAGCCGCCGTTTCTGTTGTGGCTCTTGTAGCCTGATGTTGACATCTGTGTGAAGTGGAAAGTCTTTGCGTCAAGCCACCTAACGTTCTGTGTGATGAACGGGCTTGACAGTGTTTCCTGGATCCTTATCTCCAAGAGTTCG